AGACTCAAGCACAAAAAGAAGTATGGGAAATTCGAGAAGAAGTTTGGCCCATGCTTGATGCTTTAAGTAAAAGCATCAACTCAATTCTTGCTGATGATTCAGTTAGTGAAAAAATTCCTGCTATTGAACGGCAGGTTTCGGCGTTTCTTGATACCATTAGGGAAAAGATGCCGGATTTCGAGGAAGAACTTATGAAGTTTTTCCTTGATTCAACCGCCGAAACCTTCGGCAAAATCGAAAAAGCCAGTGAGGACAGTTCAATTATGGCAGACGAAAATACATCTGTTGAAGAGCTTCAGAAGTCTCTTGAACAGGCTCTTGAAAAGTTGGAAAAGGCCGAAGCCGCCGCTGCTGAAGCAGAACTTCGTGCTTCCCTGAACGATGTTGAAAAGGCCGCGATGGACAAGATGTCCGACGAAGAGAAGGCCGACTACATGAAAATGACGCCGGAAGAGCGCAAGCGCAAGATGGCGGAAATGAAGAAGAACGATGAAACCGTCACAATTGATGGTGAAGTCGTTTCCAAGTCGGCTGTTGGCGCAGAACAGTTTGCTGTTCTCAAGTCGGTCGCTGACCGTGTTGCCAAGGCTGAAGAGCGCATTGCCAAGGCAGAAGCCGAAGCAGCCCGCGCAACCATTGAGAAGCGTGCAGAAACCGAGTTCAAGGGCCTTCCGGGCGAACTGAACTCCAAGGTTGATGTTCTGCTTGCACTCGAAAAGATGGATGCTGAAGTCAAGACTTATCTTGAAGGCATCATGAAGTCGCACGTTGAGTTTGTTGCCAAGGCTTCTGGCGAAGCTGGCCACAAGGCACCGTCCGACAAGGAAACTGCTCTCGAAAAGCGTGTTACGGAAATCGCCAAGCGTGATAGCCTGACCCGTGAGCAGGCTTATGTGAAGGTGCTTGAAGAAAGCCCTGAACTTTACGACGCTGCATAAGGAAAGACAAGCATGGCTACTTATGAAAATATCCAGACGCTTACTGCTACTGCCGGTGCTGACCTTTCCGGTTCGCAGTATCTTCTGGTCGCAAAGAACTCCACTGCCGATCAGGTCGTGGTTGCTGGTGACGGCGCAAACGCTATCGGCGTCCTTTTGGGCGGCGGTACGTCTGGTCAGGCTGTCACGGTCGGCTTCGCCGGTAAACTGAAGGCGATTGCTGGTGGCACTGTTGCTGCTGGCGCTCGTGTTGCTTCGGATGCCAACGGCAAGGTCGTCGCGGCTGCTACGCGCGACTACGTTCTCGGTACTGCCATGACTGGCGGCGCTGCGGATGAGGTCATCGAAATCCTGTTCGACAAGAACGGCATTGAGCCTGCATAATAGAGACAAGGACACTTAAACATGCCTCTTAATCCATCCCTTTCGAGTGTTCATGTCAACCAGCCGTTGACGAACATCTCCATCGCGTACACGCAGTCTAATACGAACTTTGTTGCCGACCGCGTGTTCCCTGTTGTTCCTGTTGCCAAACAGTCGGACTCCTATTTCCTCTACGACCGCGAAGACTGGTTCCGTTCGGAGATGAAGAAGCGTGCTCCGAGCACTGAGTCGGCTGGCGCTGGTTACGGTCTCTCGACGGCTCTGTATTCGTGTGACGTTCTCGCGCTGCACAAAGACATTGCCGATCAGATTCGTGCCAACGAAGACAACCCACTCAACTCTGACCGTGACGCAACCGAATGGCTTGCTCTTCAGGCTAAACTGAAGAAGGAAATCGACTTCGCCACGACTTACATGGCGGGCGGCATCTGGACCTACGAAGCCGATGGCGTTGCATCGTCTGCAACCGCTGCTGGTTCGTTTGACCCGACCAACGCTTCCAACAACGACAAACTTCAGTGGAACGATGCTTCGGCAACGCCCATTGAAGACGTTCGTCAGGGCAAGCGCTATGTTCAGGAAAAGACCGGCTTCACGCCGAACGTCATGGTCATGGGTCAGGCAGTCTTTGACGCGCTGATCGACCACCCTGACGTGATTGACCGTATCAAGTACGGCCAGACTTCTGGCGGTCCTGCTCTTGCTGGCACTCAGGCACTGGCGCAGATTTTCGGTGTTGACGAAATCATGGTCGGCTCTGGCGTCCGCAACACCGCTGCTGAAGGTGCAACGGAATCGAACAGCTTCATCCTCGGTAAGCACGCTCTGCTCGCGTTCCGCGCTCCGCGTCCGTCCATCATGACCCCCTCGGCTGGTTACACCTTCTCGTGGACTGGTTATCTTGGCGGCGGCAATGGTGCTCCGCAGATCAGCAAGTTCCGCATGGATCATCTGAAGTCGGATCGTATCGAAGCTGAAATGGCCTATGATCAGAAGCTCGTTGCTGCTGACCTTGGTTACTTCTTCGACGGTATTGTTGCTTAATAAGTGGGGCTTCGGCCCCACTTACAACCTTTCAGGCACTCATGGCTGGTTATTCTCAACTCCACTATTACACTGCATTTGACACGCAGCGTCCGTTCATTGTCCGTAAGAAGTTTTCGTATAACGGCAAGACTTTTGTCCGTAACGACGACTTTCCGACCGATGGCATCCCGACTGCAAAACTGAAGCGTCTTTGGCAAGCCCGCCTCATTGCTTACAATGAGGATTTGATGGTCGAAGTCAAAGAGGCAAAAGTCAATGCACCCAAGGACGTGGTACAAGAAACTAAAGTTCCTTCGACCGTGGATGAAACGCCGTCGCAGGACGATACAACCGAACCAACCACCAAGGAAGATGTAGAACTCGACGTTATTATTGCTGCAAAACCACCGTGGTTCAAGATTATTGACCGCAATGGCTACTGGCAGAATGACAACAAGTACGGCAAGCCGACTCGTTCTCGTCCTGAAATCTTTCAGATGTATAAAGAACTGACCGGCAAAGACCCTGACGATTTTGAGCTTTGATCATGTTTGTTGTCACAGCAACATCACTAACAATTGGCAACACTTTGTATGTTCGAGGCTCTGTTCTACCTTCTGATCTGGCTGGGGTTGATTACGACAATCTTCTTGAGCACAAAGCGGTAAAGAATGTCAATCCTGAACGGAAAAATTCGCGCCGCAGTCGGAAAGGCTCTGAAGGGGAAACTGCTGACGGGGGAACTGACCCGTCAGGTGACGAGTGACACGGTTGATCCGAACACCGGGTTTGCTTCTACCTCGCCAGAAACTTTCAACGTAGAAGGCTTCCCTGCTGATTACAGCGAGATGTTTCGCGCAACGGCAGGCATCCCTCACGAAACCAGTAAGATCATTCTGATTGCTGCGAATTGTGAGACTGCGCCGTTAAAAGATGACGTTATCGAGTTTGATGATTTCGGCTCTTTTCAAGTACGCGAAGTTGTGACCGATCCTGACAAGGCTCATTACAACTGTCAGGTTTACAAGGTATGACGCTTAAGTTCAATGACAGTCTGACTGAGACAATCGAGACGGCTGTTAAGCAGGGTGTCGGTGAGGCTACGGAAATTGTTCGTGACGAGGTTTTCCGCCTTGTTCTCGAAACACCGAAAACAGGCCGTCTTTACGATCACCCCAATGGCGGTGTCCACCAAGCCTCTGCGCCGGGTGAATCTTTTGCCAACATGACTGGCAACGCCCTGAGCAAGACGGTGACGTTTCAAGAAGATAACGGCATGACGGGAGTTGTTGCAGGCGACTTTGACTATGCCCTTGAACTGGAAATGGGTACAAGCCGTGTTGCAGAACGTCCAACCTTTCGGCCTGCACTGAATAACTCAACTGACGAAATCGTTGATGCGATTGAAAACTCCATCCGGGCTGTGCTGTGATCAACCTCGCTCCGAACATTCGTCAGTTTATCGTTGCTGATACGACATTCGCCAATTTGATTGCAGACTACAAAAATAGCAAGTCTGTTTTCACACGCCGTCCTTTACCGGCAGATACCACTTTTCCAACAGCCGTTGTCAGTTCACTTATTACAAGCCGTATTGACGATCTGATTGACGAAAACCGGCGTGTTCTCACATACGATGTCATTGTTTACGATAACAACGACACTGTAACAAGTTACGCCAATGTTGAAAGTGCTGTCTTTCGACTTGTTACGCTTTTCCACCGCAATCGCTCAATGCCCGTGCCTTCTGGTTGGCGATTGGTTGACACTGTTGCAAACGGGCCTTTCAACGCTGCGACTGATGACTTCGCCAAAGTTGCGCGTGCTGTAACATTGTCCTTTACAATTCATCAACCCTAGGAGTCTCTTATGGGCATTGCAACGACTTCCGGCACGAAAGTCTCGATTTCGACGACTTCTACGGCACCGGCAACTTATGACGATACGGGCTATGCAGCCCTGACCTATGCTGAAATTGGTTCTATTGAAAGCGTTTCAGGCTTTGGTGACGAATCGTCTGAAGTTACGTTTGACGAACTTGGAGATGGTCGTACCAAGAAGTTGAAAGGCCAGAAGAATGCTGGCAACATGGAACTGATGATGGGCCTTGACGACGAAGACGCCGGTCAGGGCTATCTCTATACTGCTGAAGCCGATGCCACGACGAATGACTGGCACTTCAAGGTTGAGGTTCCGAACTCGCTTGGCTCTGCTAACGCTGTGCGTTACTTCTCTGGCAAGGTCATGTCTGTTCGTGAGACGTATGACACTGCAAACAACGTCATCAAACTGAACACGACCGTTGGCATTAACACGGCAATTGTCAAGGTTGACGCAACCTAATGAGTGATACTGTTTCGATTGAACTCGAAGGCAAGACGTTTGAATTGAAACCGACCCTTGGCGCTCTTGAGGCGCTGAGCAAGAAGTACGAAAACTTCCAGTCGGTTTACACTCGCCTTGGTAGTATGAACCTTGAAGTCTACACAGATGTTGTGTATGCCGGTGTCAAGGGAAAACTGCCACCGAACGACAAAGAACGACAAGAAACCAACGCTGAAATCTACAACGCTGGTATCATTATGTTGATGCCATCACTGATTGAGTTCATGGGGCTACTGCTGAATGGCGGTAAGCGACCGGCTGAAGATGAAGATCAGGAGGCAGAAGATAAAGGCTCGGGAAAGCCGTAAGTTTCTCTGAGTATGTCGCCATCATGCTCAAGCAAGGGTGTGGATGGCTGGGTTGGACGCCAGACCAGGTGCGGACGGCTCATTTGCGCGACCTTAACCTTGCTTGTGAAGGTCGCATTGACATGCTCAAAGCCTGCTTTGGAGGAGGCGAAGAAGAGCCACAAGGCAAACAAATAAAGACTGCGGAAGATTTCGACCGCATTTTCAGGGGTTAGGACAGCATTATGGCGACTTTGGCAGAAGTTCAAGTCAAAATAAATGCTGACCTAGCCCCTTTGCGTTCTGCGTTTGCCAAAGCAAAGTCAATGTCGGCTGACTTGGACAAGGCTCTGAACAAATCCCGCACGACCATGGGCGCGACATTCAAACCCGATCCGTCCATTCGCAATCGTCAACGCGACCTTGAAGCATACGCCAAATCCCTCGACGATCTGCGCGCAAAGTACAACCCTTTGTTTGCTGTCCAGCGCCGTTATGCCAATGAACTGCGTGACATTCAACGCGCACTCAAGGTAGGGGCAATCAGTC